GGGCGGCCGGGTGTGCTATCTCGGAATTGACCTGGGATGGAAAAACGACATCGCGGCAGTGTCCGCCACGTTCCCGCCGTACACTCCGACGGGAAAATGGTACTGGAAAACGTGGGGATTTATTCCGCAGAAAACCACGCGTGATTTGACGCTGGACCCGTGGGCCGAATTGATCGATTCAAAGGTGTTGACCGTCACACCGGGGAACACCACAGACACGGCCACCATGTTGGCCCTGATCATGCAACTGAAACGCGTTTACGCGGTGAAAACAATCGCCATCGATCCGAACACAGGCCGCCAGTTTGGAACCGAACTGGTGTCACGCGGGTTCCAGGTGTTCAATTTTGAACAGACTTGCCGCAACTTTAACGAACCGTTGAAAAAGGCTATAGCCCTGCTGGAAAACGGACAGCTGATTCACGGCGATTGCCCGCTGCTGAGTTTTGCAGCTCGAAACGTCATCACGTTCACGAATTCAGAGGGATTGATTCGCCCGTCGAAACAATCGAGTCCGGAAAAAATTGACCCGTTCGTCGCAAACGTGATGTCACTTTCGGAAGCGATGTTTGCGGCCACGCGTGACGGAAAAACCGGAGACGGGCCGCGAATACGAATTGCCTGAACCTGCATGAACAGACTCCGGATTTGGAGTCGAAAACCTCAAAATGATTCCCAACATCACCCGACGATCAAAACAAACGGAACGCTGGAAACCGCGCAAACGAACGGCCGCGCGGTATTCCGACGTGCATGAATTTGTCACGCGGCATGCATTTCGCCGCGTTCGACGTCTTTCGACGTTTCCAATTTTCAACGCGTTTTCTGACCTGGTGGAACTGGTTACCGGTCATGCGATCCGAGTCGCCTCCGAAATGCTGGTTGCCGGCCGGACTGATCTGACAAACCGTGACGGATATCAGGCGTTGGCAAAGGAAACAATTCGACGTGTTTCACTTTGCCGCTCTGCAGAAGCGGGGCACTTAAACCTAAGTCCAGCCATCACGAAAGCCATTCTGGCCGTGGTCTGGGCGTGGCTCCGAATTCAGTTCCCAATTCTCAACACCACAACGGCAGTCATGGCGGCCGGAGCGCTGGCAGATTTATTGACGACGCGGCGGAGGCGGATTGAATGAACGTGTTGAGGCGGTTCGCGCGGTCAGTGGTCACCCGGGCGGCCACGATGCTGGGAATGCCAATTTCCCTGTATCAGGCTCTGGCGGGTTCGCGCAGCATCGGAACCGCGTTGACGGGCGTCCGAGTCGATGACGATTCCGCGTTAAAGGTTTCGGCCTTTAAACGCGGCGTCGAACTCATTGCAAATTACATCGGCAAAACGCCGTTTCACGTCAAGCGAAATCGCGAAAAGCAACGCCAACACCCCGCATGGAAACTGGTTCGGAAATGGGCTCAATATCACCAGTTGTCAGCGTTTGAGTTTCGGCGAACGCTGGTGATTCACGCGCTAACCAGGGGCAACGGCTACGCGTATATCGTGCGCGATGCCGATTACACGCCAACGGCGTTGAGAATTCTGGATCCGGGCAAAGTCACGCCGATGTTGAAACGCGGCCGGCTGGTGTATCGGTTTGATGGTTCCGATCGGCAAATTCGATCAGAGAACGTCATTCACATCCGCGGCGTATCGAAAGACGGATTTGTCGGGCTGGATCCGATCAAAACCTATGCTACGGACGTTCTCGGATTGTCACTCGCACAAACTCAATACGCGTCGACCTATTATTCTTCCGGCGGTTCGCCGTCAATGTATTTGCATACTGAAACAATGCTGGAAGAAGATCATTTCAACCGCCTGAAATCCGAAACCGGACCGCTGAAACGATCGCTGGACAATCCCCACGACATTCCCGTCATTGACGGTGCGGAGTTGAAATCGCTTTCCCTGTCGGCGGAACAAACTCAGCTGCTGGGTTCTCGCGAATTTGCCCTGAAAGATATTGCGAACGTTCTCAACATCAGCGTTCACAAATTGAACGGTGAAGGAACGGGCGGATACAAATCCGTTGAGGAAGAAAACAACGCGTTTCGCGATGACACTTTGGACCCGTGGTTCTGTCAGTTTGAAATCGAATACGAAAAACTGCTGACCGAAGCGGAACAGGCTGACGAACTGGTTCAGATTGAAGCCGTACGCGAATCGCTGACGCGTTCGAACATGTCCGATCGTGCCAACTATCTCACCAAAGCCATCGGCGGCCCGTGGATGACGCCGGCGGAAGGCCGTGACGTCGATTCCCTGACGGATATTCCGGACACAGACACACTCTACCCGCCGCCAAACATGACGCGGCCAGACACCCAAACTCAAGACGGCCAAAACTCGGGAACACGGTCTGAACATGCTGACACGGATGTCAGCCAGTCACCGCACACTGATGTCAGCACGTTCACATTGAAACGCGTGGCCGCGTTGGAAGACGTGTTTGCGCGAATGCTGAAACGCGTGACGGTGGCCGCCAGGACGACGGCCAAAAGGACATCCGATTTCACAGAGTTCTGTGAACAGCTCGAAGTGAAACACGGTGACGTCATGAGGGCCGCGTTCGGTCCGATCGTCGAGTTGTGCGGCGGAACCGTTGACGATGCCGCCACAATCACGCGGGCACTGCTGGCACAAATTCAGACCACGCTGACGGCGGCGGAAATCGATCCGGAGGAACGCTGTCAACAGCTGGATCGGTCAGCTGCCCGCATGGCCCGAAAGGCGGTGGAATTGTGGACGTGATTCCCGGTGTCTCTGACCTGAAACACCTGACACCGCTGGTTGCCGTGTGTTTGATTTTCGCGGTACTGCTGGCGGTTCTCATGCGGGCGTTTTTGCAGCATCTAGACACGAAAGACCGACGAATCGCGGCTGTCGTGACGGATACTCAGCACGTTCTGCAGCAGATCCAGAAAGAACTGACCGCGTTGGCGGAAAACGCCAGACAACAGAGTCAAATCCTGCAACAACTGACATACCGCGTTGAAGCCAAAACGGAAGCGGCGGACGCGGCAAACGATTGTGTTTTCCGATCAGATTTTCAGCACGGATGAACCTATGAATCCTGAACGTCGATTTCTGCCACAGTCACAACGGGCCGGTGTGCGAGTTGAAAAACGTGCGGACGCCGCGGCGGACACTTTGCCAGACATCGTTGGAATGGCGGCGGTGTACTATTCCGCGGATGATCCCGCGGGAACTCAGTATTGTCTCTGGGATAACGTGTTTGAACGGATCCACCCCGGGGCGTTTGACAAGGCCGTCGGGCGTGACGATGTTCGAGGATTGCAAAATCACGATCCGCGGCTTTTGCTCGGACGGACGGCGTCGAAAACGCTCACGCTGGAACTGACGAAAAACGGTCTGGCGTACCGCATTCAGCCGCCGAACACCACCGCCGGCCGTGACACGATTGAAAGCCTGACCCGCGGAGACATCGACGGCAGCTCGTTTGCGTTCGCCGTCGAACGCGGCGGGGCGGACTGGACGGAAGAAACCGTGGAAGTGAACGGTGTACAAATCACGCTGTATATTCGAAACATTCGGAACGTAGTGTTGTACGACGTTGGCCCGGTCACTTACCCGGCATACACGGCCACCAGCTCCGGCACACGCTCGCCAGGCGTCTTCCTGATGGATGCGCGGTCCGATGGATCACAGGAACTGGAATGCATCCGGCTGGATCTGGCAGAACACCTGCAGCGCACAAAATACGAACCCGCGGCCCGTCAACGCCGGTTGCGATTGGCGGAACTGGAACACTGATGACTGCAGCAGCTCCGGAGATTGAAAACCCGGTTTCGCCGGCAACGGCTCCGAAACCGGCGGAACGGGGTCGCAACCGGCCGGCTGTTGGAATGGGGCCGCATACGCTTCGAAGGCTGGTCAGTGCGAACTGTGCGACGGAACCGGGTTTCTCGGTGTCATTCCCGCCGCGGAACTGGAACACTGAGTTCAGTCTTCGGGTGGTAATTCGGCGTGCGATGGCAATACGTGCACTCCGCCGCGGCCGCCGCGTTTCTTTCGTCGCGCGAACAACGCGGCCGCCAACAGATATCCATTGCAACACAAAAGATATCCATTTCGAAAAAATAAAAAACCTGTTGCACCTGCCGCGCGCTGTCTGTGCTGTTCCGTCCGCTGCTGAGTGATCACCGCGGGCGACGCGTCAGGCCCTGCCCTGACACACGCTTTTGATCACTCCGAGACGTTACCGAATGTTATTCGGGCCGTTTCACTGACTGACCGCCCTGTCGGCTCTGTCGTGGAATGTGTCGCCTCCGCTCTGTGCTCACATCCTCTTAAAACGACCGAAGCCACGTCGCTCGCGGTCTCAGTCTGAAAGTCTCACGATGGCCGAAAACACAGTCAAAGCCCTGACCGAAGCCCGGGCAAAGAAGATTGCGGAACTCCGCGATCTGAACAGCCAGCTCAACGCAAAGCCAGACAAGTCGGATCCGGAGTTGACCAAACGGTACAACGCGGCCGACGCCGAACTGGCGGACATTGACGAAAAGCTGGCACGGGCGCGGCGGATTGAATCGTTGCAGGACAACACCCGCGCGGCCGGATCTGTCGATTTGACCGGCGTAGAAGACCGCGAACTGACTCCGGGCCAGCGGAAAGACGATCCGCTGATTGACACCGACGCGAAAGGATATCGCGTTCTGGATGCCATTGCGGCACGGCTGGAAAATCGCTCGCTGACCGGCATCCATTCCGAAGTCCAGCAGAGAATGGAAGAACTGAACCGAAGTCAGAACCGATCCGCGCCACGCGGGATTCTGATTCCGATGAATCTTCGATGTGACCTGCACGCCGCCCGCCGCCATGCGTCCGCCATTGGAGCCCGTCAGGAACAGCGTGACCTGAATCTGTCCGGCGGTGCCGGCGTGGTTCCGACAATCGTCGCGCCGACAATGATTGAATTGCTGCGGAAACGCGTGCTGGTCCAGCGGCTTGGCGCAATGATCATGTCAGACATGGTCGGGAATTTCGCGCTGCCGAAGGAAACGGCGGAGCCAACCTGGGAATGGGTGGCCGAAGGATCGGCCGCGTCTGAATCACAGGGCACAATCGGACAGGTTTCATTCACTGCAAAAACCGTCACCGCATGGACCGAACTGACTCGCCAGTTCATCAAACAGGCGTCACTCGACGCCGAAATGTTTACCCGCTTCCAGCTGATCAATGGTCAGGCCCGGGCCGTTGATTATGGTGCCCTGGCCGGTCCGGGCACGTCGAACAACGTCAGTGGCATCACCACGGACACCGATGTCCCGATTGTGGCCATCGGCACCAACGGCGGTGCGCTCACATGGGCGAAAATCGTTGAATTCTGGTCAAAGGTGGCCAGCTATTCCGCAGACGCCGAAACGATGGCCTACGTTGTGAACGCCGTGACTTCCGGATCGATGCGAACCACGGTGAAAGTCAGCGGATATCCGGTGTTTCTGGAAGAAAACGGAATGACCAACGGGTATCCCGTGGCCGTCACCAATCAGCTGCCGTCGAACCTGTCAAAGGGATCGGCCAGCGGAACGCTGTCCAGTATGTGTTTCGGTGACTTTTCCAAACTGATTATCGCAATGTGGGGCGGTCTGGACATTCTGGTTGACCCCTATTCGCAAAGCACGACAGGAAAGGTTCGGGTGATCGGTCACACAGACTGCGATATCAACCGGACCTATGACGAGGCGTTTAGCCGTTGCGTCGACGTTCTTCCGTGATGATTTCTAAAACGGCGGGCGGACTGGCCCTCATCAGGCCCTCCCGCCCTCCGGATTTCTTTTAAGGTTCATTCTGTGGCATCAAAGCGCAAACTGGTGACTGTGGCGATTCCGCTGCTGTACGGCAGCGAATGGCTGGAACGCGGCACGGTTCTGGAAATGGACGCCGCGTTCGCTGACCGCGTTGCGGCCAAAACGCCGCCGTTCGTGCTGTTCGGTGAACACGAACTGAAACCGGTTGAAGCCGGTGACACGGCTGATTCCGATTCCGTGGTGATCGTGTTCTCTCCGGAGGATTTCCCCGGGGCGGAACAGCTGGCGGCAGTCGGCATTCAGAACACGGACCAGCTGGCGGCCATCATGGCCGAAAAGGGTGACAACTGGTTTTCAGGAATCACCGGAATCGGCAAAACAACAGCCGCCCGCATTGCCGCCGCAATGGAATCGAAAGCGCCGCCGGTGGCCAAACCGGCAGCAAAGCCAGCTCCGAAAACAGAACAAAAACCGGCTCCGGCTCCGAAAGAGCAAAAGCCGGCTGAACCAGCGGCCGCAACTCCGGCCGCCTGAATCGACGCGGTCTGAATCGTGGGATTCGCCGGGGCTCCTTTCCCCGGTCCGCTGGGTTCGACTCCCGGGGCCGCCATTGCCAGATTTGCAGATCCGCGCAGACACCGGACAACAGATTTTTGACGGTTCCCGGAGCAACACGTGCAGTCTGGCATCTTTCATTGCATCCGGCGTTCCGAATGTTTCCGGACGCCACACATTCCGCGATTGCCGCCGCCGCCGTTGGCGGAATTGCTGCTGATTGTCCTGGTAGGGTTTCTGGCGTGGATCTCCGGCAAGGGGTTTCTGATCATTGCAGAAACCATGCTGCTGACGTTCGTATTGCTGGCCAATGCACAAAAGTCTCCGAATTCTCACGACATTAGACAGGCCGCTGACGCTGGCCCAAGCGAAACTGCATCTGAGAGTCAATCACACGCTGGACGATGCGTCGATTGACGAAATGATTTCCGCCGGTATCGAAGAATTCCAGGACACAACAGGACGGGCGTTTGCACGAATCACGGCCGAACTCTGCCTGAGTGAATTTCCTGACGGACCGATTGCCGTTCCGCGGCCGCCGCTGGTGTCTGTCGAATCGATTACCTATCTGGATGCCGCCGGCGAATCACAAACGCTCGCAGAATCCGATTATCAGGTCCACACAAATCAAACGCCCGGTCTCATCACTCCTGTCGATGCCTGGCCGACAGCGTATGACCAGCCGGGCTCAATCGTGGTGACTTTCACGGCCGGAACGCCGGCGGAAAGTCCTCCGCGAATTGTGAACGCGTTGAAACTGTGGCTGGACCTGAACTATCACGAACACGACGCGGTTCAGTCGCGACGAATTCAGGATCGCATCTCCGGCGTTCTATCGCAGAAACGATTGAGAGATTCACGATTCGCCGGACTGGAAACATGACATCACGGAGATTCATCGAACGCATTGAAATTCATGTTCGGTCCGAAACGGTTCCGGCGGTTTGGGCGAAACTCTGTGACCGGCGGGCGTCCGTCGATCAGAACACGCTGGAAATTGTGTTTCTGTGGGATCAGGAGCTTTCCGGGCTGGATTGGCAGAAGACGCGAATTCACTGGTATTCGCGCGGCGGTTTGAAGGTGCTGAACCTGCGAGGAATCACAATCACAAGCGGGCGTCAGCCGATGATTACATGTCAGGCCACGTCCGATCAGTTCAAAGTCACAGAAGACGTTCAGCTGATGGATGTCAGCGGAAACGAAATTCAGTTCATCACGTGATTACTCACAACATTGAAGACTGGCTGGACGATTTCGATCGCGAAGTGTCGCAAATCGTCCACGACACCACAGAAACAGCGGCGGCGGTTCTGATTCGCCTGACGCCACAGACACAAACTCGAACCCGGGCCGCGGTTTATCGCTGGTCCGGAGGGAATCGCGGAATTCTCGGTTTGCGTTTCGCACAACGATACCCAATTCGAGGTACCAGGACAGAACGCGAACTGTTGCAGCGGTGGGCCAAAATCCGGCCGCTGGCCAGACAATTCATGATCGATCGACTCAACAACACCCTTTCAGGGAGATAATCGAAGGCCATTCGGAGCACATAAGGTTCTCGGATCCAAACTGGACATCACGATTTCCAGCACCCTGACAGAAATCAAAGGCCTGGACAACATTGAGGTTGACCTGGGCGAAAACAAAACTCACGACGTGTTGTCAGTGAATGACACATACGAAAAGCCGATTTCCGTCGGCGTTCGTGGCAAGGGTTCGATTTCCGCGGACGTCATTGCCTACGATCCAACCGACGCAACACACCAGTTTGTTGCGGCGGCGTTTAATGCTGGAGACGAACACGTTGGGCGTGTCACACTTGGCGCGTCAGCGAAAACGGTTTCTGTCAAATACATCATCACGAAATTTCCAGTGTCCCTGAAAGCGGCGTCCGCCGTCACGGCGAAACTGGAAGCGGTCATTACGGAAATCGCGGACCTTCCAGAATCCTGACGCAATCATCAGGGGACTGACGTCCCCCGCTCGCCTTCACAGTTATCATCGTTTGAGGTTTTTGTTTTATGCGTGCTATTCGTCTGAAGCCTGCAGAGTGTCCGAATCCGGCGTTTTCGGTCCGCGATCAACGGGCCGCGAAAGCGGCCGGGGAAAAGTACGACACCCCGCAATTCATTGAACAGCCCGTAGGGCAGGAACTGGACGATCCGCACTGCTGGCGGCTGTGCGTCAGCGGCATGGCAGCTCCGGCGGATGACGAATGCCGGCAACGCGTGCTGGCGTATCTCGGGGATCCAGGACGCCGGAAACTGCTGGAACAAATCCGGGCGTTGCGGGCCGCGGACGGCGTCCAGACGTTGCCAAAGCGCGATAAGCGCTGGCTGGAAATGATGGAAAAGAGTTATGCAATTGAATTGGGATTGGCTCCGGCTCCGCCTCCGGCGGATCCTTTGCCAGCTGCTCCGCCTGTTGTGGCGGTTTCCATCGATACAACCGCCAATGTTGAACCCGAACGTGTCCCCGCTGTTGTGGCTGTCGGTTCCAATGATTCAGCTGCCGAATCTGGAGTCCCTGCAGCGTCACCGGAACCGGTGCCGGTGGATCCCGTTGTGGCACCCGCTGATTCTGTCGTGCCTGAACCTGTTCAGGCGGAACCCGTCGTGGCTGTCGAACCTGCAGCGGCTCCGGCGATTGAAAGCCCGGTTTCGCCGGCAACGGCTCCGGAACCGGTGCCGGTGGATCCCGTCGTAGAACCAGCGGCCGCCGGCTCCGAAATTGGATCCAGTGAAACTCTCGAGTCTGCAACCGAACTTCCGCCAGTCGTCTGATTGGCGTTTACTCTCTCAGTTTGTGATAGACATGAACTATTTCGCCAAAACGGTTCCGAAAATCCACATTTACCAGATGTCGCAAAATCGCGGCGTCTGTGTTCGTGAACTGTCGATCGGGGTGTTGCAGCAAATTGGCGCACGACTCGAAAAGGGCGGCCAGGACGCACTGGACGCGCAGCATCAGCTGATTGTGGAATCGGTGGTCAGCCCGGACGGGGAACCCGTCTTTGCATCCGCGGCCGAATTGCTCGAATCCTGTCCGGCCCGCGACTATGTTGAACTGGTGAAAATCGTGTCTGAGGCACACAAGCCGGCAGACGATGCGGAACAGGCCGTGGCAGAACTGGGAAACGGCTCCGCGCCGACGGTCTGAGACAATTCCTGTTTGAATTGTGTTTGCAGGGCGTTGGCGGTCCGGCGTCAGCTCATCCGGATTTTCTGGAACAGGTGCTGACGTATCGACAACTGCAGGAATGGATTGCCATTTCGGCAATGGCTCCAATCGGCCGCCGGCAGGATGACATTCGGTCAGCGGTGCAAACGCACTGGATTCTGTCCGCGTTGCTGCCAGAACCGCCCGCTGATCACTGTCCGGAAAAGTACCTTCCGAAATGGAACACAGAACCGCCTGAAACAGCGGCGCAACGCATTATGCGGGAGATTCGCGAAACACCTTGAAGGCTGGCGGAAGTCAGCCTTTTTTATTTGAACTCGGAATGACAAATGGCCCTGGACGATCTGGACATCAACATTGCGATCCAGTCCCCCGAATTGCGGGAACTGATGGGCGATTTGTTGAAATCACTTTCGATTTCGAACGTGTCCATTGCCAACATGGAGGCCGGATACCGGGGCGTTGCGGCGGCGTTGCTGGAACTGAACCGGCTGGCAAACGCCCAAAACAAATCGCTGGATTTTGCCCGAGTTCGCATGAATTCAATGCTGTCCGCCAGCGGCGCATTGAACAAACAACACCGCACGTTTTTGAACACTGTGCGAGCAATCTACGCGGCCACGCAAAACGTTGATTTGGCGATGGCGCTAGCTCGCCAGCGTGAAACGTGGACACAGATTCAACGGATGATTGTTTCCAGCCGTACGAATCTCGTGAAGTACAACGCGGAAGCCGGACGTTCGAAAGTTGTCCTGGACGCTCAATTTCGCAACGTCCAGCAATCCGCCAGCCGATCCAGCGGACTGATTGTCAGGCCACAGCCTGAACGTCAACAGGCTGTCGGCGGTGGCGGTCTGATCAAACTGGCAACGATGGCGCTGACGGTCCGGGCGCTCACGGATACGCGGCGAGTTCTGCAGACAACGCGCGTTGCAGTTTCGGACATTTCACGAACCGCCACAGTTGCCACGTCGGCAATGGATCGGTTTCGCCTGGGGTTGCTGGCCCCGAAAGTTGACCCGTCACTGAACGTGGTCAAAACAGGCCTTCAATCCATTGCCACGACAACCGCAAGTGTGATTGGAACACTGCGCGGTGTTGCGGACGCGGTTGCCGCTGATCTGCCTGGCGCTTTCGGCGCGGCGGCTGTTGGCGCGGCGTCCGTCAACAATGTTCTAAAAGACACGTCGCTGACAGCGGCAAAATACATCAGTCAGATGGAAAGTCTGAATTCTGGGTTAAATCTGCTGCGCACTGTGTTTCCCGGCACGGGTTCAGCAATTGAACAATTTCAAACACCGTTGAAACAGGTGATCGAATTTGCCGCAAATGCCTCCGGCGAATTGGATACGCTCCGCGCAAAAGTTGGGAAAGCCGCCGTCACGGCGCGAAACACACAATTCGTCATGGGCGGCGGTTTTCAAAAATTGAATTCTGGCGATGCGGCCACTACTGCCGACGTTTCACAGGGCGATTCAACAGACTTGTTTGCCCGGGCTCATTTTCACGCGCTGGTGCCATTGCGGTTGCTAAAGAGAGAAACGGAAGGGGCCACCCGCGTTGTAAGGGCCGCTCAGCATGCGTGGAATTTTGTTTCTCACCCGATTCACGCCGCGGCGGTTCGGGCGCAAATCGCGCATGCAGAGTTCAAGAAACTTCGGTCGTTACTGCCAGAACTCAATTCCGGGTTGCAGATCGGAACCCGGGCACACCGGGCTTTTGCGCACGCGACCTATTTCACGGCTAGTGCGTTACGGGCTGTCGGCAAAGTGTTGTCGCCGATTACCTGGACGGCGGGGAAATTGTGGAATCTGGTTCGGCCGGCAAAAGCCGCACAGACGGCTGTGGACGGGCTTAACGGTTCGGCACAGCGGGCTGGATTTGTGCTCCGGAACGTCACACGGGCGGCGGATGGCACGTTTCAGAGTCTGACGAAAGTTGGCCGATCCGGGGCGTCCGCGGCATCGTCTGGATTAGGTTCATTGATCAGTCAGGCGAGACTGGGAACCGTGGCGCTGGGTGTGATGGCGGCCAGCGGCGTTGCGTTCGGCGTCAAAATGGCGGCTAGCGCGGAAACGTCGCGCGTGGTGTTTGGCACCATGCTCAAGGACATGGATCAGGGCCGCCAGCTGCTGGCGGATATGCAAAACTGGTCCGGGGCTCCGATGTTCGACGCGAAAGCCATCGAAGACACGGGCCGCGCTCTGATCAAAGCCGGCGTTGCGCCGGCCGGGCTGGTCGAAAAAATGGATCAGCTGGGCAACATCGCCACGGCCACGAAACAGCCGATTGAAGATTTGGCCCGCTGGTATCAGCGGGGAATGTCCGTTGGCCGGTTTGGCCAGGGCGCCGTGAACGATCTGGCGGAACGCGGCGTGGATATCTACCACGCGCTCGAGTCCGTGACCGGCAAAAGCGGCGTCGCTCTCCAGCAACTGATGGAAGCGGGGAAAATCGGACCCGCGGAAATGAATGCGGCGCTTGAGCACCTGACCACAGGGACGGGAATCTATGCCGGGGCGCTCGCAAACGTGTCTCAAACGTCTGAGGGTCTCTGGGCGCGCATGAAAAACAACGTGTTGCAGGCACTCGGTTCGCTCATGGGCGTTGGCCTTGAGGCCTTCAAACCGTTCATGGCAAAAGCCGTGGCCGCAACGGAACTGGTCAAAACGTCGATCACTGCCATTCAGCCGGTTCTCATGCAAGTTGTCGGCGCGATGAACGCCGCACTCAACGGCGTCTGGTCCGTGGTGTCTGCCGTGTTCGGCGGAATCGGGCTGGCCGGGGCGATGTCCTTCCAGTATTTGCTGGATCTGGGTTTGACGTGGGCCACCAGGTTCCGCTGGTTCTTTGAAAACTTTGGAACGCTGGCACAATTTGCGTTTTCCAAAATGGCACTGTTTGCCGTCAGCTCCGGCAACGATATCGCCTACCTGTTCACTGACCAGATTCCCAACTATCTAAACTGGTTCGGCGAGAATTGGGCGAACGTGCTGATTGACGCCGGCAATCTCACGGCGTCCGTGTTCGAAAACATGGGAACCAACATCGTTTCCGCCATGACGGAAATTTGGGATTTCATCGCCAGCGGCGGTACGGATTCACTGGAATTCGCCTGGACGCCTCTGACCGCAGGGTTTCAGAA